GACTGCTCCGCTCTTGCGTCCATCACGATACCGGACAGTGTAACAAGCATTGGAACCAATGTGTTCTATGGCTGCAAAGGTATCGCTTTTTACGATTTTACATCGCACACTACAGTCCCAACGCTTGCCAGCACCAACGCTTTTACCGGAATCCCCGCTGACTGCCAAATCCGCGTTCCGGCAGCACTTGTTGACGCATGGAAAGCGGCTACAAACTGGTCAACCTATGCAGATCATATCGTGGGGGTGTAAAGATGCTTCAAAGAGAATTTTATACACAGCGTAAGGATGGTGTAAAGCTATACCGTACCTATTCTGATGCAGGAATGATGATTCGGCAGAATGAGACTGGCGTGGAATTCGCCGAGGCCGTCGACGTGACCGACGCGCCGTACACCTACACGGAGACGGAGACCAGGATCCCGGCGGAAGAAGCTGCGGAGGACACCGACGCCCTGCGCGCCCGGCTGGACGACGCCGAAACCGCCGCAAAAATTCTGCTCGGGGAGGCGGACTGACATGAGCACGTATACCGAGCGGGCGCGGGCGCTGCGCCCCTATATCGTCAAAAGCGCAGCCAGTCTCACTGACGCCGACGCGAGTCTCGCACCAGAGCTTTTCACCCGCCTGACCGGCTCTGGAAGCCTCGTTAAAGCCGGCACGCGCATCAACTGGGGCGGCAGCATCAAGCGCGCCGCCTCCGACCTCTGGGACACGGCCCAGAACACCCCGGACGCCGCCCCGGCCCTCTGGGAGGACATCGCCTACAAACAGGGCTACAGGATCATCCCCGAGACCATCACTGCCGGTCTCGCCTTTGCCAAGGGCGAAAAAGGCTGGTGGCAGACTGAATTGTACGAATCCCTGCTGGACGCCAACGTCTGGACCCCGTCCGTAAACCCGGACGGGTGGAAGAAGATCACGGAAGAAGGTACATAGCCATGGACACCAAGACTATCATCGTCACCCTCGTCTGCGCCGTGCTCGGCTCGTCCGCGCTGACGGCGGTCGTCAACGCCGTCGTCGGCGCGATACAGAAAAAGCGCGGCAAGGCCTCGACGCAGGAGGAGCACCTAGGCGAGATCGACAAGAAGCTCGACAAGATGCAGACGCATCAGAACGAGCAGTATCTCGCAATTCTCCGGCTTACCATCATGTCAGAGGAAATGCCAATGGCAGAACGCCTGATCGCCGGAGAGAAGTATAAAAAGATGGGCGGGAACGGAGACGTGAAAAAATTCCTGCACCAGCTGGAGGCGCAATGCGAACATAGCAGTGCGCAATAAATTGGGAGGCAGATATGCGGGTAAAAGGCAAGTGGAGCAAGGGCGAAATGGCGCGAACCATTGTTTTGTATCTGCTCCAGCTCATCACGACGGTAATTGTCTGGGCCTGCGCTCTGAAAACCGTCGCCGTCCTAATTGCAGTCATCCGCAGCCCGGAGCTCGGCGCGTCGATCGACCTATCCGACGTGCTCGGCTTTACCGGCTGGGCAACCATCACAGAGCTTGGCCTGCTTGCCTTCAAGCGGGTTTTTGCGAAGAAAAATGAAACAATCGAATAGCGAAAGGAGTAATTACATATGGACTACACACAGATCATCTCGGCAGTGATCGCGCTCATCAGCGCGCTCGTTTCGGCATTTTTAATCCCGTGGCTCAAAACCAAGATCGACGCGGACAAGCTGCAAACGCTCCGCACTTACGTTGAGATCGGCGTAAAGGCGGCGGAACAGCTGTACACCGCGACGGACGGCGCGGCGAAAAAAGCGTATGTTGTGAGCTTCCTCGCCGAGAAGGGCATTCAATTTGATGTGGAAACGATCGACAAGCTGATCGAGGCCGCCGTGCTGCAGCTGCACCACGAGTTGTACGGGAGTGAGCGGGAATGAGTTACGTTATGAGAGCGTCCGAGCTTGTAAAAAAGCACATCGACGTTGCAAAGAATTACAAAACCGTGTACATGTGGGGCTGCTTCGGCTCTCCGGTCACGGATGGGATCATCACTGAGAAGGCAAAGCAATACCCGGACTGGTACGACGCCGCAAAGCAGGCCAGATTCCGCGGGCTGATCGGAAAGGGCTACTTTGGTTTTGACTGCGTGAATCTCACGAAGGGGATCCTGTGGGGCTGGAACGGCAACAAAAACGCCTACCACGGCGGTGCCCGCTACGCCGGAAACGCCGTCCCGGACGTCTCCGCAGACGGTATGATTGCCAAGTGCAAGGACGTATCCACATCCGGCTGGGACAAGCTCGTCCCAGGCGAAGGCCTGTGGATGCCCGGCCACTGGGGCCTGTACATCGGAGACGGCTTGGCCGTTGAGTGTACGCCCATCTGGGATAATGGCGTGCAGATCACCGGCGTCGGCAACATCGGCGTCAAGGGCGGCTACAACAGCCGTGTATGGCAGAAGCACGGCAAGCTCCCGTGGGTGGACTACGACACGGAAACCGTCGATAAGGCCGTAGAGGACGCCAAGAAGACCATCAAGGCAAAGGCCGGACTTGCGGACAACACGATCAAATATCTCGCCGACTACAAGTACGGCGATGATCTCCTGAAAAAACTGGCTGCTGCCATGAGATAAAACCTGCCCGGCGGCGGGGCGAAGGGAGTGACAGCAAATAACTGCGCGGCTGGCTCTGCCGAAGGAGCTGGAACACCTCACGCGCAGCGACTGGGAGCGCGTCACTGACGAGGGACTTTTGGACGTGATCGATCAGCAGATCGTGAGACTTTATATCGTGCGCAGGCTCCCGCAGCTGGACGCGGCCGGTGAAATCGGCATCGACCGCAAAACCATCTCCCGCCGCCTGCCGCACATCTACAATACCGCCCGCCGCCTGACGGGAGCATAACGCAAAACACCCCGTGGGATGATCCCACGGGGTGCTTTTTCTATGTCCCGCAAATGGTACACAAACGCCCCGGAAGTGTCCCGCAGATGTCCCCCGGCGAAACCGGGGAGCTACTAAAATGGTATCAGAAAGGGGCGATACCGCATGGCATACAACCCGTATACGGGCCGTTGGGAAATGGATCCCGCACAGCAGATCCAGATGCAGCCCATGCCGCGGCCGCAGATGCCGCAAATGCCGCAGCAGCCGCCGAAGCTCGGCGTTCTGACCGTGGCCAGCGAAGCCAGCATCAACAACCTGCAGATGCAGCCGAACGACAACGCGCTCGCGCTGCACGAGACCGAGAACCTGCTGTACTACATCCGCACGGACAGCATGGCGGCCAAGACCATCGCGCGGTTCCGGATCTTCCCGGAGCCGACAGAAGAGGAAAAGGCGGCGAACCAGCTGCAGGAGCAGCTGAAACAGATCACGGCCGGCCTGCAGAGCATGGCCGGGAAAATCGAAGAACTGGAGGGAAAGCTCAATGCAAAATCCGATTATGGCCCTGATGGGCGGAAACGGCGGGGGAAACAAGCTGCTGAACGGTCTGCTGCAGACAGCGAAGACGACGCTGCAGGGGCAGAGCCCGCAGATGGTGCTTAGCTTCCTGGCCTCGCAGCCAGGCTTTGAGGCGTGGTTCGAGGCAAACAAAAACAAGACGGTCGGCGAGCTCGTCGGCCAGATCGGCAAGTGATACCGCGCGAAAGCGCCTATCAAATTTCATTCCACCCAGAAAGGAGGGAAAACCATGGATAAGGATTATGGCTTCGGCGGATGGGGCATTGTCATCCTGATTGCGCTGTTCTTCCTGCTCTTCGCGGGCAGAGGCTTCGGCGGCAGCGGCGAGAGCTCCCCGGCGACCCAGGCCGACGTGCAGCGCGCGACGGACTTTGCAGCCCTCGAGCGCCAGAACAACGAGGGTGTCGCGGCAACGCGCCAGAGCGCATACGACGTCACCAGCGCCGTCAAGGACAACGCCTACAACATCCTCGGCGAGCTGCGCGACCTGCAGTCTGTCACGGAGGCGGGCTTTGCCGGCCAGCAGAAGTGCTGCTGCGAGATCCTGCGCGCGATCGACGGCGTCAACTACAACGCCAGCATCAACGCGTGCGAGATCAAGACGGCCATCCACGCCGAGGGCGAGGCGACCCGGACGCTCCTGCAGCAGCAGGAGAACCAGCGTCTGCGCGACGAGCTCGCGCAGAGCAGAGCCGCGAACAACGACTACATGCAGTCGCAGTACATCCTCGGCCAGCTGGGCCGGTACTACCAGAACCCGCCCTGCAATCCGTGCGGCTGCGGCGGCTGACGCGGACCCATCCTGATATAGCTATCCGGGGCATAATGCCCCTTCACATAAGCCCAAACGGAAGGAGTAATGAAAATGGCTTGTAATAACGGCAATGGAAACCGGGCGTATCAGAAATCCTGCGTCCGATATTTTAATAACTCGCCCCAGCTGCTCGCGGCTGACAGCGCAAACGTGCTGACGCTGGCCGGGGCAAAGGTCGTCAACTCCGGATCGTCCATCCAGGTCGAGCCGCAGAGCTATGATACGGTCAAGATCGGCCTGTACCATCTGGCCGCGGACGCGGTCATCGCGGCGACGGCCGCGGGCGTCCTGACCCTGCAGTGGTACATGGACGGCGTCGCACTGCCCTGCACACTCAAACGGATCACACTGCCGGCCTCTGGCAATGCGGAAATCCACACGGAGACGGACTTGGAACTCTCCGGGTGCTGCTGCTGCGTCAACCACACATTCACGCTCGTGGCGACAACCGACAGCACGGCGGCAGGCTCCGTGATCGAGCTCTGCACGGGCCTGCTGAAACTCGCGTGAGGTGCTGACATGGATGAGATTGCAGCGTACAAGAGCAAGCTGCACGAAGCGCTCAAAAAGGAGATGGCCGCGCCCATCTCCTGCAGAAGCGTCAGTAACTGCACAATGCTGATGGACGCGATCTGCGCAGCTGACAAGCTGAGCGATAAGCCGAGCACTTACGCACAACACTTCGAGCGCGAAGAGGCCATGCAGTGGGCGGACAGGATGCAGAACGCAGACGGATCGACCGGCCCGCATTGGACGATGGAGCAGACAACGGCCATTGCGGACAGCATGGGCATCCCAGAGCATGAAATCCCGCACTGGGCGTGGGGCGTGACCATGAACATGATGTACTCGGATTACTACCCCGTCGCGGTAGAATTCGGCCTCAACCGCCCAGAATTCTACGCCGCGCTGGCAAAGGCGTTCCTGCTCGACAAGGACGGCCCCGGCCCGGAGCACAAGCTCATGAAATACTATGAGCATGTAGTAAAATAAAAAATTCCCTCTCCGGATTGGAGAGGGAATTTTCATCTTTGCACAATCATCCCAATAACACCATTTATAAATATGATGTGTTCGGATAAGTGCATATCTGGTACACCGGACGCGCCGAAATCCGAAACGGAAGGCGGCACGAGGGCGAGGGCGTCGGCGTAGGTTACTTGGGCGGAATCGGCTACATTCAGGAATAATTTGAACGAATCATCGTACAGATAGATCGCGTTTACAAATAAATCTATGACTTTTTTGCGGTATTCCAGATCGGATCGGTCGCCGGTGCGGAACTGGTTGAGCCATACGACGATGTCCTCTTTTCTGATCTGGACACGGCTGGCGATGCGGAGAGATGCGAGATCGGCTTCCAGCGCCTGCTTTCGGGCCTCGGCAGTTTCAATGCGCTCGTTGATCCTGCGGCGGGCAGCTTCCGCCGTTGCGGAGATCAGAGCGTCGACAAGCTGATCAATCTCCTTGTCGGCGTCGCGGATCTGCTTTTCGAGCGGCTTAATGCCGGAAGCGTCATAGCTCTTTTGATACTCCGCCACAACGCGCTCGGCTGCGCCGTCGATCCAACTGTCCGTCAGGACGCACGAGCCGATATAATCCACAATACTGGCTTCGAGTTCGTCCTTGCGCTCATTGCGCTTTTTGCAGGTGTGCTGCTTCTTCCGCGCCGCGCAGGTGTAATAGTAATACGTCGCGCCGTGCCTGCCGCGCCCGCACTCCCCTATCATCGGCGCGCCGCACTCGCCGCAGAACAGCTTTCCATGCAGCAGATATTCAACTTTCGCCTTTGCATGGCCGGGGGCCTTGGCATTCGCCTTGAGGCGGTCGCGCACGCGCTTTTTTAACTCCTTTGATACGATGGCCGGAAATGCGTATTCGATCACGATCTCGCCGAGGTAGTCGTACCTGCCGACATACCGCTCGTTTGCAAGGATACGCTTTACCGAGGCTAATGTGAGCGGGTTCCCGCGCTGGTTACGGTAGCCGAGCCGCGCACAGTCAGCCACGATCTGCTTTTGCCCGGCACCGTCGGCATACTGCTCATGGATAAAGCGGACGATGCGAGCTTCGTCCTCGTTGATCTCGTACTGCTTATTCACGACGCGATAGCCGAGCGGGGCAAGGCCGCCGAGGCTCAGACCCTTCTCGGCGTTCTGGCGCATCCCGCGACGAACATTCTGGGCGAGCTGGCGGGAATACTCCTCTGCCATGGCCTCCAGGATCGCCTCCAGCAGCACACTCTCGCTGCTGTCGCCGACGCCCTCGGTGACGGACAGGACGCGCACGCCGTTCGCGCGCAGTTTCTTTTTGTAGATCGCGCTGTCGTACCGGTCGCGGGAAAAGCGATCGAGTTTCCAGACTAGCACAAAATCAAACGCGCGCTTTGCGCTGTCGGCGATCAGCCGCTGGAATTCCGGCCGCGTTTCGGCGTATCGCCCAGACAGCGCCCGGTCGCAGTACTCGCCGACAACGCGGTATCCGCGCTGCTGCGCGTATTCGCGGCATTTGGCAAGCTGGCCGTCTATCGATTGGTCGTTTTGCCCGGCGGAAGAATACCGGGCGTAGATCACGACGTTGGCAAGATTCAAATTATCCACAAAAGCCTCCAAAGATACCGCTCTGGCTGATCGGGCCGGGGCGGTAATTTTCATGTGCGAATCCAGCCGATTGATGGGATGAGCACATCGGCCACAAGCACAAGGGCACACAGCGAAAGAATGCCCAAGAGGATGAGCGTCACAAGCCGGTGCATACGCAGGGATTTCTGCTGCTGGGCAAGCTGCGCACGAAGGGCCGCGTTCTCGGCGCGGAGTTTTTCAGCATCGGAAGGCTCGGCAGGCTCGTCATGCGGAATGCCGAAATACTCATCCATAGAAACGCCCATCTCCCGGCAGATCGGGCCGACCGTGTAAACAGACGGATTTTTGATGTCGCCGCGAAAGAACTGGGAGACGGTGCCGACGGAAAGATCGGTATTTTCGGCTACATCCTGATTTGTTTTGCGCGGAGTGATCGTCTGCTTCTGCTCACGGCATAAATCAGATAATTTTTCCTTCAAAACATGTCATTCCCCCAAAAAAGCAAGACGTATGACTGCAAAAAGCAACTGTCATATCTTTACAAGTCTACCATGGGCAAGCTACCATATAGTTACAGACGGCTCCCAGTCGCCTGCGCAAGCAAAAGCCCGCGCCGTTGTTCGGCCAGCGGCGCGGGCGAATCTCAAAAACCGAGCGCATACATCAGGCTCGGAATGACACGCAGGATCAAGAAGCAGCCAGCACACAGAGCAAGCGCAACAACGATCACGATCTTTCGCACCTTGCGCGGCCCGGCGACGGCCTCCTCGTATTCCTCGGGCGTTAAACCATCCGTATACTCGTCATAGAGCGGGCGGCCTGCATCATCTGGAAATTTGTTATCATAGATTCGGCAAAAATCAACCAGCGTGCCAATGCCCCAAAAGCCGAGCGTAAAGAGCCAAAGAAGCCCCGTCCAGATCTTGCCGACATAAAACCGGTGCGCCCCAAGGCCACCAAGAAAAATGCAAAGAAGCAGAGCAGTCGAGCGCTTTTTCCGCGCCGGTGCGGCCTGCACCTGCACGCGGGCCTCCGCCTTTGCCTGATCGCGGATATAATTCACAGTGCCGCAGCCGCAGTGCGGGCAGATCAAAGCCTCATCGTCGATCTCTTTGCCGCATTTGTTACAGTACATAAACCCTCCTATGGATTGCAATCCTTACACGGCGTATACAGAGCCGCAGCCTCGGCGCGGGTGCCGGTGTAGCTGCTGCGGTTTGCATAGTCCATCTGGCGGATGTGGTAGCAGTTGGCCAGATGGAAAACGCCGCTGGATGTATTTACGATAAATGTCTGCACGTTTTCACTCGTCGAGGCGGAGATCTGCGGGGCCTCGGCGGGAAGCGTGCCGGGGATATAGGATACAAATTTACCGATGATCGGCTCCAGCGGCTCTACGTCGAGCGGGTCGCCGCCGATGCTGGCATAATACTCCGCCTGCGCTTCGGCCTGCTCCGCGTCCGTATATTCTCCGCTGCCGGAAAACGCCGGGGCTGCGGCAGGAAGCACAGCGGCATCCGCAGCCGCACGGAGCTCTGCGGGCGAAGCCCTGTAAGAGCGGGCAGCGGAAACGACCTCCGCAAGATTCAAAAGCCCAATCCATCCGGCAACAGCCAGTACGCAGCAGACCAGCACAAGCAAAACCTTGCGCCATGCTTGCCTCATGGCAAAACCTCCAATTATTATAAGATAATTTTGTAAAATCTTATAATTGTAATTATCGAACGGATGTTCTATGATAATTATGCGATGAAAAGGAACATCTTATCTAAATTGTAAATCAAATGGAAGAAAACCTCAACGGCAATAGTAAACAAAAAATAGAAGAGATTTTTGTGGAAGAATGGAGGCACTTATGGAAATGGAACGGAATTTGCTGCTGAAAGAGATCAAGCGCCTGCTGCGGCTGGCCACAGATGCGGATCTGGATCTGATCTGGAGATTCGTGCGGAAGTTGGTCGCATAGGCGCGGGAATAAAAATGGGCCGGGGACGATTATTCGTCCTCGGCCATTTTTTTTGCGATCTCGGCCAGCAGCTGCCACTCGTCGGCGCTGAGTTTGATGATGATCGATACAAACCGCTTGCGCGGCGCGTCGTCGGGATCGTGCATCACGACGCCCATAAACTCCGCAATCTCCTGATTCCTCGTCAGCTTCTGCCGCATTTCGCCCTCGCCGGTGCGGAGCCAATGCTCGTCGATGTTAAATTCCCGGCAGATCAGTTTGATAAACGGCTCGTTCGGTGTGGTTTTCTCCCCTTCAAGATTTGTAATCACCCCGCGCGTCGTGCCGAGCCGTTCTGCAAAATCGGTCTGCGACAAGCCTGTGCTCCGGCGGATATCCTTGATCCGATCATTGATCGTCACCGTATCACCTCCCTTGACTATATTATACACGGCTGCGATGTATTGTCAATACAAAAAGAATAAAAATATTTTGCGTAAATGTATTGACAAAACATTTAAAAGGTGGTATTGTGTAGTCACAATACAAAACGTGACAGCAAAATGTCGCAACAACGCGAGGTGAGAAAAATGTCCGAGAAGGAAAAGCAGGCAATCGAAAACCTGAACAAAAACACCGAGAAGCTGACGCCCGCGCAGATGCAGCGCCTGAGCGATATCGCCTATGGCATGGCGCTGGCGAAGGAAGGCAAGCAGGAGGAACGGAAGGAGGCGTGAGATCATGATCGCCGTTTTTGGGAAACGGGGGCCGGACGGGAGATTTCTCCCCGGCGAAACTTTTGAATTTAAGCATCCCGGCGAAGAAAACGGCGAACCCGTGATCGACGCCTTTGCCCGCTGGGCGGCGGAACGATACCGCCGGGAACAGGAACAGAAGGAGGAGAAGAAGACGTGATAAAGCTGACCGTCGAGGATTATTGCCAAAACTGCCCGCTGTTTGAAGCGGAAGTGGAAAAGCTGACGGCATACGGGAGCACATGCGAGAGGCACGCTGAGGGCTTTGCTGATACAGTGATTAGATGTGAGCACGCAGAGCGCTGCGCAGCCATCGCGGGGCGACTCAGAAAGGAGCTTGGGAATGGATGATTTCCTCAAGTTTTTTGCCGAGAAGGTGAAGACCTACCCGATGCACCTTGAGATCACATACAGCAAAGTGACGGACTGGGGTGTCCGGGTGTGGCGGAGGGGAACCGCCTACGACGGGGACGACGAAGAACTCGTCAACGTCCAGGACTGCGACGCGGAGCTGTGCTTCGCAACCGCGCAGGTGCAGCTGAAAAACTGGCTGCTGGAACACGAAGGAGGCTATTAACCATGGCAAAGGCCCGTACATACACCCTGACGCTGGATGCGCAGGAGCTGCATGATCTGATCGAAGCGGCGCTGGTGTGTGAGTGCCAGGCGGCGCAGATCATAAACGGGCTGAAGCGAAAGGGACTTGACCTGGACGCGCAGAAGCTCGCGACACAAAACGCCCGTCTGGCGCGGCTCGTCAGGCGGATGCAGGAGACGAAGGAGGATAAGCGGAATGCGGAAACTGATTCTCAGCGGAGACGATTGGTTTGAGCTAAAGCACACACTAGAGCTGCTTGTGATCGTGACAAACAACGCGGCGAATGTGCACGAGAACATGGCTGCACACGAGCGAGTGGCGGAATTGTCTGAACGGCATGCAAACCTCGCAAAACGCGACAGGGAAAGGACGGAGAACTACAAGCGTCTTATGGCGCTGGTAGAATCGGCAGAACGCCTGCCGGAGACGAAGGAGGACGCAGAATGAGAACGAATCTTGCAGAGCGGCTCGGGTATGAGCCAGAGGAATCGACCGAGGAGCGGCAGGCGCGGCTCCGGGAGGCATACCAGATGCGCAAGGCCATGCGGCGGCTGGCGCGGCTTGGGTGCTGCTGGCTGTCGGGCGTGGCGTTCGCGCTGTGCATCATCGCGGGCTGCGCCCGCGCGGCGGAGATCGCCGCCGTCCTCGGCGGCGTGTCGCTGATGACGTTTTTTACAGGGATATGCCTGTGAAGGAGCGAAAGATCACGGTCGGCTTCCGCCCTGACCAGCTGGCGGACGTGATCGAGGCGGTGAACGCCTACGCGGACGATCTCAAGAATGATCGGGCGCTCCTGTACGAGATGCCGCGCGTCGATCATGAGACAACCGACGAACTGCTCAAACAGGAGACGCGGCTGCAAAAGCTGGCGTACTGGCTCCAGTGCGTGCAGGATGAAACGCTATGACGGCGCAGATCTACGCGCCGCGCCTGCGGCAGATCCCGTCGCCGTGCGGGAAGGACTGCCCCGGCCGGGAGCCGGGATGCAGCGCGCGGTGCTGCAGCTGGACGCTCTATGAGAGCATCCGGAATTACATTTACGACGTCAATCACAAGGACAAACTCAGTCTGGAACCAGACAGAGCCGCCGCCCGGCAGTTTGAGCGGGCGGCAAACAAAGACAGGAGGGGCAAGATCTATGCGGCAAAATAGTATCAATTACCCCGGCGAGCGGGCCGCGAAGCGCGCGGATATCGTCGAGCAGCCGGGATATACCGGCAAGCACTATTTTGTGGTGAACTACGCAGGGCGGCAGCTGACCGTCCACGCAGCGGATGAAACGGCGGCCCTGTTCTGGGCGGCCAAGCGCTGGGGCTACAGCTTCAAGCGGCCGGAATACCATCAGACGGCAAGTGTGGCCAAGCTCGGCTATCAGCCGGACAGAATGTTCGGATAAAAAATGCCCTCGCCCGATTCCAGCCGGACGAGGGCGGAGAAGCCTACACTTCCCCGTGACAAGTTAAGTACAAGGAGAGTATACCATGAAAAATCCGTATTTGCAAGAGGTAACGGAGATCATCCGCAAGCAGCAGGGCCCGCGCGGCCCGGTGTGGATGTGCGGCGAGCAGCTGCTGGAGATGATCGCGCCGGATGAGGCGGCGGCAAAGCTGGTGCTGAACGATCTGAAGCACGGCGGCATGAGCCTCGAGGGCTGCGAGGCCGAAATCAGAGCGTTCGCGCGGAAAAACGGCAGCTGCTGCACCGGCCAGGAGGCAGAGAAGATCATCCGCAAATACTTCGGCCTGCCGGAGCAGACGGCCGCGCCGAAGCCGGAACCCGCCGCACCGCCTGCACCGGCCGGGAACATCGTGAATCTGGAGGATTTCTTCGGATGAGCGAACAGATCGATTATGAGGAGCGGCTGCCGAGGCAACCGTCCGAGGGTGCGCTGGACTGGTGCATCCAGACAAAATTCAAGTCCGAGTACGCGATCTACCGGGATACATATTACCGCGATCCGCTGACCGGCATACGGGAAAACGCAGTCTCCGTGGCCTGCACGGCCTGCGGCGGCAGCTGGATCGCAGAGAAGGTCAGAGGGGCGGACTGCGGCAAAGGTTGGGCGCCGTTCGGTTTCGTGGAGGGCATCATGCAGATCGGCCCGGAGGACAAATTCCGCTGTCCGAAGTGCGGCGCGGAGCTTCGGGCAAAGCACGTCGGGCAGCTCTCACGGGCCGGGATCGACGATAACGTCTATTTCTGCGAACCGTGGCAGCTGGGAGAGAAATTCGTCCTGCTGGGCTGGCGCGCAGAGCGGAACATCGGCAAGGACGCGAAGAAGGTCTACCGGATGTGGCCGTATGAGGCTTACGTTTTTGAGCAGAAAAAGACCGTCCGACTGACGGGGTATCAGAAATGTCTGTCCGCGCTCCACTATTTTGATCACTGGAAGCAGAGCAAGCGCTGCGACGACAGATGGGGCGCGACAGAGCCGAGAGACTGGTTCCGCAAACCGAAAGATCTTGCGGGCACGACCATTGAGAGCGCCGCTCTACCGAAATACCTGAAAGCGGCCGGGGACGAGGCGCGGCCCGTCGCGTATCTGCGCCTCTGGCAGAAGCACCGGAACATCGAGAATCTGATCGTGCAGGGCTGCGGGGGCATGGTCGCAAGGGCGATCACGCGGGATACACAGAGCTGGGACTACTGCGGCGGCCACAGCGCGAAGCTGGAATGGATCGACTGGAAACAGAAGCGCCCGGCCCGGATGCTGGGCCTCGACAAGCAGGAATTTGCGATCTGCGTCCGGGAGAAATGGATGCAGGATGACCTCGCAAAGTACAAGATGGTGCGGGCGTTTGAGCCGGTACGGCTGCCGGAGGACTGGAAGCTGCTGAAAAAGCTGCAGATCTACGAGCTGAACAAGCTGTGCAGCGAAAAAGCATTGCTGCAGGACGCAGCAGGCGGCAAAAGCATGCAGCTGCTGCGCGGCCGGCTGACCGTCATGCGCTGCCTGCGGTATCTGGAACGGCAAAAGTCCGACATCACAATGCTGCTGGACTACTGGAACATGGCCCGGCACGCAGGGCTTGACCTGCGGGACGAGCACGTCCAGCTCCCGAAAAGCCTCAAGCGCGAGCACGACCGGCTCGTGGAGGTGGAGCGCATCGCTCGAAACGAAGAAGAAAAGCGCAGGAAGCAGGCCGAGATCGAAAAGCGCCGCCCGGCGTTTGAAAAGGCCGTCGCGCCGCTGGAGGCGTGGGCGTGGGAAGACGCTGGGATCTGCATCCGGCCGGTGCGCACCGAGGAAGAGCTGATCGACGAGGGCAGTGCCCTTCACCACTGCGTCGGCACCTACGGCGCGACTGTGGCGCGCGGAGACAGCTGCATTTTCTTCATCCGCCGCGCGGACGCGCCGGACAAGCCATGGTTTACCCTGCAGGTGGAACTGAAAACAGTGAAAGAGCTTCAGAATCACGGCCTGCGGAACTGTGCGCCGACGAAAGAAGTGCAGGAATTTGTAGGCAGATGGCTCGAACACATCCGGCGGATGAAACGCGCCGGAGCGAAAACGAAAAAGGAGGCAGCAGCATGAGTGAACAGAATCTGATGGTATCCCCGGAAAAGCTGGGCGCGGAGATCCGCGAGCTGACCCGGCAGGCAAAGGCCATGACGCTTTACTATGGCGTCGAGATCGGCCGGCGGCTGGAGGCCGCAAAGAGCATGGTCCCGTATGGCGGCTGGGGCGCGTGGCTGAAGGAAAACACGGAGTTTTCCCAGGCGACCGCGACCAGATTTATGCGGGTATTCAATGAATACGGCGCGGCCCAGATCGGCATTTTCGGGGCTGTGCCAGAATCGTCAACGTTGCAAAATCTCAGTATTTCCAATGCTTTGCGGCTTCTGGCCGTGCCGGAAGACGAGCGCGAAGAATTTGCCGAAGCAGTCGATGCGGAGAATCTTTCCGCCCGGGAACTGGAAAAAGCGATCAAAGAACGCGACGCCGCCAGGCAGGAGCGCGAAAGCGCCCTGCGGCAGGCAAACAGCGATTCCCTCCGCGCCGAGAACGCGAAAAAAGAGGCGCAGGAAGCCTATGAGAAGCTGCGCGGCATGGAAGATGAGCTGAACGCCGCGAAGGACGAGGCCTGCCGCATGGCGGACGAGCTGGAGGCGCTCAAGAACAGGCCCGTTGAGGTCGCTGTCCAGCGCGACGAGCAGGCGATCCGGGACGCGGAGGCCAAGGTCCGGGCGCAGGCGGAAACGGAGCTGCGCAAGAAAACCGACGAATGGCGGAAGCAGACCACAAAGACCGAACAGGAGATCGAGCGCGTCCGCAAGGAGGCGGAAGGGCTGAAGCAGCAGCTGACGGCGGCAAAGGCAATGGCGGAAACCGCCTCTTCGGACGCGGAAAAGGAGCGCCTGACCGGAGAGATCGAGGATCTGCGCAGAAAGCTTGCCATGTCCGACAAGGACGTAACGGCCGCGCACCTGCATTTCAGCCAGTGGCAGGCGGCATTCAACCAGCTGACGCAGGCTGTCTCCCGCATTGAGGACGAAAACAAGGAGGCAAAGCTCCGCGCGGCGATCCGCGCCCAGCTGGCCGCGTGGGGGAAGACGATGGAGGGCACAGCATGACAGGGCAGGAAATCGTGAAGGCGCTGCGGTGCTGCGCGAAGGGGCTTGGACACGACGACGCGTGCGAAAACTGCAAGGTCGGAGAAATTCAAGATCGGCGGGAATACATCGAGTTTGCGGCTGCTAACGTGATCGAGCGCCTGACCGCCGAGAATGTGGCGCTCCGCGAAGGCGCGAGTCTTGGGAAAGTAAAACGCCCGCAGAAAATAGCATATGAAAAATCCATTGAATTTCTGCGCGCGGTGACAGATGGGCAATCGGACGAGATAAAAAGGCTCAGAAGAGAACTTGAGTGGAAGGACAGGGTGATTGCCCTCGCCCAGAGAAAGCAGGCGGAGGCAGAAGCCGAGAGGGACGCGCTGATCGAGCAAATAAAAGAGCGGCATGACTGCATGGACTGCAAGCATAACGATTTTTGCGAATTTGACGGTGCGGACGGTGATATTATTTTTGACTGTATGAACTGCATGAAGGAAGGATGCCCATGCGCCGGGTGCTGCGATTCCAGCTGCTGGGAATGGCGCGGCTTGCCGGAAGAATCGGAGGAAGGAGAAAAGGCATGATAGCTGTTTTAATCAGCATCAGACCGAAGTGGTGCGAGAAGATCATAAGCGGAGAGAAAACGACCGAGGTGCGCAAGACGCGACCGAAACTCATTCCGCCGTTTAAGTGCTACATCTACTGCACGCAGAGCGCTGATATGCTTTGGATTTTGAAGGAAGGGGAACGGTCTCTCCATCCTGATAAAATAGCGGATGTTTTCAAGGCTGCTAAATGCGGAGGAGCATATCGGGGGAATGGCAAGGTTATCGGGGAGTTTACCTGCAACAGGGTAACGAACCTTTTTTCAAACAGCAGATTTTGGCTGGACGAGGATGATGTTTTACACACGTGCTTGTCTGCTGCGGAAATGCGAAAATACGCAAACGGCGCAAATGGATTGTACGGCTGGCACATATCCAACCTCAAGATTTACGATACGCCGCGCGATCTGTGGGAGTTTGCCGGTCTGCAGCGGGAGACAGAATTCGGCCTTGCGCCCAGGCCAATCACCCGCCCGCCGCAGAGCTGGCGGTATGTGGAGGAAGAGCTATGGAACGACTGACAAGACCTAATATCAACGTAGACCCGGGCACCGACCGATTTCTGCACGCCGCGATTGGCGGCAAGAAAATCGACTGGAAGCAGAGCCGGGACAGCACGCTCAACGTGCTGATCAACGGCCCAACGAGCAACGGCTTTGGCAAGGATATTTTCCGCAAGATGGTCCGCGATCTGTATGGACGGCTGAAAGCCTACGAGGACAGCGGATGTGAGCCGGAGGAAGTTCTGCCAAAAGGCAAGGCTGGCGAGATTGCGTTGAATCTAATGCGCCTTGCTGGTTTGGAGAGCCTTTGCAGCTATGACCGCCTCCGCGAGCTTGCCGAGGCCGACAAGGACGGGCGGCTGGTGGTGCTGCCGTGCAAGCCGGACGGCTCAATGCTTGATACGAGCGATCCAGAGAGACCGGAAATTATGAAACGGATCCACTTTGCGGTTGCTTATGTGTGCGGCGGGATCGTATTTCATCAGCCGTATAGCATATTTCTCGAAAATGTTGCTGCGGGCTATATTCGACCGCTGAATGAGGAAGCGGAGAAAGCATTGGAGGTGGAGTGATGGAGCGGCGCATCAAAGTCCCTCATGGTCTCGACTTGGCGATGCTGCGGGATGAGTTTGGGCACCAAGCCATTGACTTCTATCTGGCCCGCATCAAGCAGCGGGAATCTGAGGGTCGGGTGTACTACAACCCACTCAAGACGATCTACCTGTGGGCGACAGCAGACAGGGCAACAAACCAAGGTTACTACACTTCTTACCGCGGGTATTCACGCGGTCGGAAACACAAGAATTACGGAGGATCGTGATGGAACGACTGACTAAATGGAACGAATCATCGTATAAACACGCCTATTATCCGCGCTGCTTCAAAGAACCGTGCTACGGCAGCGGGTGCAAAATCAAGGATTGCCCGTTTGAAATAGCGGTGTGTGAGCGACTTGCGGCCTACGAGGACATCGGCCTGACGCCGGAGGAAATCAAGGCTCCATTTACGGAGGACGCGATGATAAATCTGGCAGCGCAGGCGCTGGGCGTGGAGCCTAGCCGCCTCCGCGAGCTTGCCGAGGCCGACAAGGACGGGCGCGTGGTCGTGAAGCCGTGCAAGGTGGGCGAGACGGTTTATTTCGTAAACGCCAAGCAGATTCTCGAATTTGCGGTGGTAGGGTATGCGGTGGATGAAACAGGTATCTCATGGGTTCACAGTGAGCACGTCGATAAAATAGGGAATACGAATGAGCGCACGTTTAGCCCGGATAGATTCGGAAAGAACACTTTTTTCACCCACGAGGAAGCCGAGAAGGCTTTGCGGGAAATGGAGGGCAAGAAGGATGGCAAAACGTAAAAACATGATGGATATGATGGACATGACGCCGGTCTGCGAGCGGTGTGGGAAGGTCGCGCCGGTGGACGAAAAGCTATCGACTCCGAACTGGACAGTTTACCGGACAAAAGAGCCGTGCGAATGCGGCGGGAAATACACGGCGCGTGCGTTTTTGGACGAACGCGTGCTTTCCTCGTGCGATAAGGAGGCCAACAATGCGACTGATTGATGCGGATGCAGTCTACAACAAGGCGATGGAGAACCACCAAAAAGGCGAAATCGAAGACTGGGAGTTTGACTCGATTATTAACTATCTGGACGATGCGCCCACCATTAACACCGTAGAAATCGTGTACTGCAAGGACTGCAAACACAAGGTGCGAACCGACGCAAACGGTATTGTCATCTGCTCTGAGGAGCACGGCATGTATTGCCCAACCGAGAATGATTTTTGCAGATACGGAGTGAAAAAGGGAGAAACACCAGAATGAGCGGGCTGCGGTTTGAATCGATGGCGGACATGCCGCCGAGGATGCGGGAGGCTTACGCAAAACAGGTGCTTCCGGATACGCCGGCGCAGCAGGCTGCGGCCAAGTACCACAACGAGCGGGCGGAGCGGGCCGGGATCCGCTTTGACAGCCAGAAGGAGGCCCGGCGGTATGACGAGCTGATGGTGATGCTCCGGGCTGGCATTATCTCCGATCTGCGCCTGCAACCGCAGTTCACGCTGCAGGAATCTTATGTGACAGAGACCGGAGAGCGGATCCGCGCAGTGCGGTACACGGCGGACTTTTCGTACAAATTCGGCGGCAAGCTCGTCATCGAGGATGTGAAGTCCAAGCCGACGCGGACAAAGGAGTATCTGCGCAACCGGAAATTCATGCGGTCAAAATTTGGGATCGACATACAGGAGATTTAAACATGCCGGAAGAAAAAAACGAGAGCAGCCCGCACGCAGGGTGCGGCCTGCCGAAAGGCGGAAACGCCTGCCAGTACGCAAAACTCGCACCGGATTTCTGCGAACGGTGCGGCTGGACTCCGGAGGAGCAGGCGCGGCGCAAGGCGCTGCCGTTCAAAAAAGAGCGAGGACGGCCTGCTGCACAAGGATATCAGCACTAAGGAATAGGCAATCAGCCGGGGAACCTTATTTTTTGGACATATGCCGCAGCCGCTTTGCCTTGAGACGGCTGCGGGAGGATCACCCTGGCTTTGCACCCGGCGCACGGAACACTCCCTCAAGCTCCGCGCGCCGGGGAGAAAAAGCGCGTGTGGAACGTGCGCGCGAACAGAAACCGTCAACGTTACCCCACACGGGGGTCTCGCATAGCCTCCGTGCATCGCTTGCCTCCTTCTTTATAAGCCGCCTGACGGCAGTCAAGGGCGGCTCGCCCGGAAATGCGCAGCGTTTGACAAGCGAGCGCGGCGCGCCGGTGCGCAGACGGTGAAAGCCCGTCCTGCCTACGGGGGCCGGAATACCGGCCCCCAGACGAAAGGATGAACATCATGAAGCAGGAATTAATCAAGCTGATCTGCCCGCAGTGCGGGAAGGAATTTTACCGGACGCCGAGCTATCTGCGGAAGTACAGAACATACAAGCCGTGCTGCTCACCGAAATGCAGGAACGCAAACATCAAAGCAGTGCGGGCCGAAAGACACATACAATGCGGAGAGCGCATGCGCGCCGAAAACGGCGAGCTCCGCCTGCCGCACAGCCGGGTAAACATCCGCATCACAAAGCCGGTCGCGGTCTATCCGGAGCTGAGCCCGGCCGTCGGGCAGATCTACCCGGCGGAAAGATACAGCCCGCCAACAAGCACAAAGCGGTACGGCTATGTGATCAAGTCCGGCGGCAAACGCATCAATATCCGCGCCGATGAGTGCGTGGAAGTGTGAAAGGAGTATCAAAATGGCAGAAATCATGTGCGCGTTTGCGCACGACCTCGACAATTTTGTCGCGTACTACGAAAGGCTGAATTGGGATACCAGCTTCCGGGGCGAGGCATACCCGCCGCGCATCGTCATGGAGCAGTCAACGCCGCCGCTCTGTGAAGTGGGGGCGGACGGCGCAAAGACGCTGGTGCCTAATCCGACGATTCAGATTATTGGCCGCCCGGAGACTGAAGTTATTACGACCGGCAAGCTGCAGATCGGCAAGAAGGATTTCACAAAGCTGTGCAACCGCGCCGCCGCTCTGCTGGAGCTGTTCCTGCACGGCTTTATGCAAGAGCGAAAGGAAATGGAGGCGGCACAGGGATGAGCAGAAAAGAAAAACGCCGGGAAGCGCTGCTGCTCGGCAAAAAGGACATGAGCTTTGCGGAGATCATGCAGGCAATAGGGGCGTGCAGGGCGGACGACTGCGACAAGTGCCTGCTGAACGGCGGCCCCATCGCAGGATGGTTCCCGGAGGATGTGCCGGACTGCTATACCGTGCTGCTCAAAAATGCCGAGGAGAAGCTGCTGGAATACTACCAGAAGATCCGGGAAAACGACGCGGCGGAAGAAAATCAGAGAAAAACAGAAGAAAATATCAAAAAACGAGGAAGCAAGAGCGAGGGAGTCTTGGACTCGTGCCCCGTTTGCCCGGTATGCACCTATGTCTTCGACGAATTCAGCGTGAGCGACGATGCAAGACGGCACATCTTTCCATTTGGCGCAGAAGACACCCTTGACTTTGGACTCGAAGAACGAATCGTCAGACCACAAAAATGTCCGCAATGCGGCATGAAAATCGCTGGGATTAGGTGGACAGAGCCAAAGTTTGTTGGGAACCGCAAGGAATTCTCGTTCAGCCGTCCGCCGGAAGACGTGGAGGAAAAAAGAAAATGATTTTGCTGGAATGCACAGTCGCAATGCGTGACGGCGATCGGAAAAAGTTTCAGGAGCAGCTTGCGGCGGAGATCGGGCAGCCAGTCGTTCTTCTGCCGAACGGCGTATCGTGGGCGAAAGAGCGGAATATCCTGTTCCTTTGCGACAGAAAGGCTTGCGAGAAATGCAGCTATCCACAGTGCAGGCATACGCCGGAGCTGGAACACGCCAGAAATTTTGCACCAGCAGGATTTACGAAGCGCACGGACGGCGTGTGGGTAGAGCAGGAGGGCGTAACGATGGAAGTGAAGACCGACCAGGACAAACTTGAAAAGAGGCTGGTTGAAGCAATGAGGGAGGCGATGGGACTTGAAGGAGAAAAACGAAGTCCGCATGGGCTGGCGCTGGGATGATATCTTCCGTGTATACCGATGCCCATACTGCGGCAGACCGGAGAAACCGTGCATCGAGCTCTGGAAAAAAGGCGGTTTGAAAAAGAGCCTGCCGAGCCGCTGCACATACTGCAAAGGAGAATTGGAAGGGGTGGAAGGAGAAGAAAATGATCATTGAGATTTTGAAGCTTGCTGCTGCGCTGGAGTGGATTGTGCTGGGCGTGCTGGTATTTTTCAAGCTGCGCAGCCTGAAGCGTCAAGCGGAAGTAACGCTTGAGGCGCTGGACGCAGCTGCTTGGAAAGCCATCATGCAGGAAGAAGATGTATTCCGCAAGAACACCCCGAACGAAATCAGGGCGGCATTCGGCTTTCCACCGATAACGCCAACAGAAAACGCAGAAATGAAAATGCGCGAGAAAACTGATCGCTGAAACTGTGGCCGGAATTTCCGGCCACGCTTTGAGCGGGCAGAATGGACAAAGGGGTTGAGACTATGGCAAAACGACACAAGCGCCGGTTATTTACCGGGGCGGTATGTACGCAGATCGTTTATACCGTGTCCGACGGTGCGGACAAAAAGACCAGCAAACCGCGCAAGCCGCGCTTCCAGACGCGGGAAGAGCAGGACGAATTCAACCGGAAGATCTCCGAGGCAAAGCTGGAAGCGCTCGTCAATGCCAACTTCGGCCCGACCAGCCTGTATTCCACGCTGACGCTAGACGACGAGAACGAGGTACATACTGCCGCAGAGATGAAACTCATCCGGGACAGATTCTACCGCCGCCTACTATATAAATACCCAAACGCCAAGATCGTGATCGTCTACGGGCAGGGCAAGTCAACGAGCCGGTTCCATCTGCACATGATCTCGGACGGCATTCCGGAGGAGGAGATCGGCAGGATCTGGGGGCTCGGCAGCGTGGTCGAGATCCGGCGCCTGCGGGAGCACAATTATTACGCAGACGCAGACGGCAACAAGATCGACCACGGCCGGGATTATAAGGCGCTGGCCGACTACCTGCACGCGCATTGGAGAAAAGAGTTCGGCGGGCACAGGTACAAGGCCAGCCGAAGCTGCATCCGCCCAGAGCCGGAGCCGGCGACCGAGGCCGTGCGCGAGTACAGTCCCAAGCAGCCGCCCGTCGCCCCGCGCGGCTATATCCTCGTCGAGGCACGGACGACAAAGTACGGGTATCAATATTATAAGTATGTAGTCGATCCAAGATCAGAGCACAAGCGGAACGGGAGCCGCTTAAATTAAGCCTTGTATATGCGTAAGGTTTTAGAACGAAGCAGGAAGGAAGTGGAAAAGTGTCAAAGACGAGATACTGGTGGTACTGGAACGTCTGCCGCACCATCGGCGAATTCCCGAAACTGGACAGACAGGTTCGGGACATGAGCCGTCAGAAGATCACGCAGGGGTATTCTGCACAGCCGGGCGGACATTCCTCCGGGCGCGCCGTCGAGGATATCGCTGTGCGCGTTTTATCTTCACGGGAGTACGAGGACTATGCTGCCGTGCAAGCCGCGATCAATACCGCGCAGACATGGCGGGACGGAGCCGACGTGCTGGAGGTCGTGCGCCTGCACGCATGGATCTGGCCAAGGGAAAGCCTGGAATCCGCCGCGCGCCGGGTGCATGTCAGCCAGTCAACAGCCAAGCGCATGTACAGCCGTTTTGTATACGAAGCGGCGCGGGAGCTTGGCTATCGCAAAAATTGAGCCAACAGAGCCAAAAAAATGTGCTACAGTGATAGCGTGAAGAATTGGAGGGAACAGGATGCAGCCATGGGCCGCGCGCTTTTACGCATCCGCACGCTGGAAGAAATGCCGCGCCGGGTATATCAAGTTCCGCCGGACGATTGACGGCGGGCTCTGCGAAGAGTGCCGAGACAAGCCGGGCTACATTGTCCACCACAAGCGGGCGCTCACGCCGGACAACATCACCGACCCGGACATCAGCCTGTCCTACTCCAACCTCGAGTACGTCTGCAAGGACTGCCACGATCAGTTTGACGGGCACGGCGTCGCAAAATCTCTGACGCAAAAAATTTTCTTTGACGCCGCCGGAGACCCGATCCCCCCCGTCGCGCGAGACCGGGGCGCCGGCTGAATCACCGCACGCCCTAGCTCGGAAGAATACGCAGGCCGTTCGCGAGGCCCCCCTACAAAAGCGCGGCGATAAGTAATCTACGCGCACGCGCGGACAGACGGCAAAAATCACGAGAAAAGGAGGCGTTTTCTGTGGCGAATCAGCGGGAAAAAACCAAAGAACAGCGGATCCGCGCGGAGAAAGCGCGCCTGAAAAAGCTTTACCGGAATCTGCCGAAGGAAGCGGCCGGGACCGTCGCGGGCCTCATCGATCAGGCGGCCTTTATGCGCATCGAGTGCGAGGACATGGCGGACGACCTGCGGGAAAACGGATGGACGGAGAAATTCCAGCAGTCGGAGCGGTTCGAGCCATATGACCGCGCCCGGCCCATCGGGCAGGCGTACAACTCCACGAACGCGAATTATCAGAAAATCATCAAGCAGCTGACCGCGCTCCTGCCGAAGCCGGACACCGCGCCGAAGCAGGAGGACGACGGCTTTGGATCCTTCGTCCGGGAGCGTGACGAGGCATGAAGCTCACGCGCTACCCGGAGACCTACAACCCCATCCTAGAATACTGGCAGGCTATCCAGTCGGGCCACGAGACCGTCAGCCTGAAAGTCCAGAAGACCTACCGGCACGTTGTAGAGCAGCTGGGAGCGGAAAACTCCGAGTTTTACTACTCGCCGAAACGTGCCAATCACGTCCTAGAATTTTTTGAAAACTACTGCCACCACTCCAAGGGCAAGGCGGGCGGACAACTCGTCAAGCTGGAATTGTGGGAAAAGGCGCTGCTGGCGACAATCTTTGGCTTTATCGACATCGAGGGAAACCGCCAGTACCGCGAGGCCATCCTCATCGTCGGCAAGAAAAACGGCAAATCGCTGCTGGCATCCGGCGTCGGCCTGTATCTCCAGCTTGCGGACGGCGAGGCTGGCCCAGAGGTCTACGCCGTCGCGACCAAGCGCGACCAGGCGAAGATCATCTGGCAGGAAGCAAAGCGCATGGTGCAGAAATCACCGGCGCTGCGCAAACGGACGCGCTGCCTGGTCGGCGAGGTAGACAGCGATTATAACGACGGCGTATTCAAGCCGCTGTCCTCGGATAGCGACACGCTCGACGGCCTGAATATCCATGGGGCCATGATGGACGAGATCCATCAGTGGAAAAACGGCAGACCGCTGTACGACATCATTGCCGACGGCGATCAGGCCCGCGCGCAGCCGCTGCGATTTATCACCTCCACCGCGGGCACCATCCGCGAGGACATCTACGACGAAAAATACGAAGAAGCCGAGCGCATCATCAACGGCTATGAGGATCCGGACGGGTACCACGACCCGCGCCGGATCGCGTTTATTTACGAGCTCGACAAGCGCAGCGAATGGACCGACCCGGACTGCTGGAAAAAGGCAAATCCGGGCCTCGGGACAATCAAGTCCTACACGGCCCTCAAAGAGCGGGTCGAGCGGGCGGAGAAAAACCCGGCCCTCGTCCGAAACCTCGTCTGCAAGGATTTCAACATCCGCGAGACCTCCAGCGAAGCCTGGCTCAATTTTGAGCAGCTGGACAACCGCGACACCTTCCAGCTCGACAAGGAAAACCGCCGCCTGATCTGGCAGCACCACATGGCGGACGGCAAGACGCAGGAGCGCGTGCTTTCCTACCCGCGATACGGCATCGGCGGCGCGGATCTGTCCAAGACCACCGACCTGACGGCGGCAAAGGTGCTGTTTCAGGTGCCGGAGCTGCCGGAGACCCTGTTTGTGCTGCAGATGTACTGGCTGCCGCAGGACCTTTTGGAAAAGCGCGTCACGGAAGATAAGATCCCATACGACAAGTGGCATGAGCGCGGGCTGCTCAGATTGTCAGAGGGAAACAAGATCCGCTATGAGGACGTCAAGGCATGGTTTGTCGAGGTGCAGGAAGACCTCGATATTTTTCTGCCGTTTTTCGGATACGACGCCTGGTCTGCGGCCTATTGGGTAGACAGCATGGCGGACTACTTCGGGGCCGAAGCCATGATCCCAGTACACCAGGGCGTAAAGACGCTGTCCGAGCCAATGAAGCGCTGCGGAAACGACCTCGAATCCAAGCGCATTATTTACAACAACCACCCAATCGACAAGTGGAACCTCGCAAACACCGCCTACGACGAGGACAAAAACGGCAATATCCAGCCGCACAAGACGAGCAAGTCCACGCGCCGCATCGACGGCACGGCGGCCCTGCTCGACGCCTACACGATCTACGATCAGAAGCAGGCGGAATACACCAGTATGCTCTAGGAGTGAGACAATGGGATTTTTTAAAAACCTCCTGACGAATATCACGACCACCAAGCGCGTTTCGACCGTGCAGATGGTGCAGGAGCGCGGGAACGGCTTTTACAGCTACAACGGCAAAATGTATCAGTCCGACATCGTCCGCGCCTGCATCCGGCCGAAGATCAAGGCCATCGGCAAACTGACGGCAAAGCACATCCGGGAAACGATCACGGCCTCGGCGCGGAAGCTCGCCGTAAATCCGGAGCCGTATATCCGGTTCCTGCTCGAGGAACCGAACCAGTACATGACAGGCCAGCTGCTGCAGGAGAAGCTGGCCGCACAGCTGGTCCTCAACAACAACGCCTTCGCCGTGATCCTGCGGGATGAAAACGGCCTGCCGAACGCCATTTTCCCGGTCGCGGCCATGCAGGCCGACGCTGTCTATGACGCGGGCGGAAATTTGTATCTGAAATTTTACATGCAGAACGGAAGCGTCCTGACGTTTGCCTACGACAATGTGATCCACCTGCGCGGGGATTTTTACGAAAACGACATCTTCGGCGACCCCATTGCTCCGGCCATTGTGCCGCTGATGGAGATCGTCACCACGACGGATCAGGGCATCGTAAAGGCCATCCGGAATAGCGCCGTGATTCGCTGGCTGCTGATGTTCGCCGCGTCCATGCGCCCGGAAGACGTGAAGCAGCGCGCGCAGGACTTCGCGGACAGTTTCCTGAACGTGACTAACGGCACGGGCGTTGCAGCAGTAGACGCAAAGGCAGAGGCGAAGCAGATTGACCCGAAGGATTACGTCCCGAACGCCGCCCAGATGGACAAAACCACGCAGCGCATCTACGCCCTGTTTAACACCAACCCGCATATCGTCACGTCGATCGCAACGGAGGACGAACAGAGCGCGTATTTTGACGCCGAGATAGAGCCGGTGCTGAAGCAGCTCAGCGGCGAGTACACCCGCAAGCTATTCTCCAGGCGCGAGCGCGGCTGCGGGAATCGCATCGTCTTCGAGGCCTCTGCGTGGGACTTCGCCTCGACATCGACAAAGCTGAACCTTTTGCAGCTGGTCGACCGAGGCGCGCTGACGCCGAATGAATGGCGGCGCGCATTCAACCTCGCGCCGGTAGACGGCGGGGACAAGCCCATCCGCAGACTTGACACGCAGCCGGTCGACCGGAACGCCACGCAGAAAGGAGATGAAACCACATGAAAATCAGCATTCGCGGGCCCATCGTATCCAGCAATAAGCACCGCCTCTATCAGTTTTACGGAATGGAGGCGACGAGCCCGAGATCCGTAGCGGACACGCTTGCCAAGGGAAACGGCGAGCGGGCCGAAGTCGAGATCAATTCAGGCGGCGGCGAGATCTTTGCCGCAAGCGAGATTTATACCGCCCTGCGCAACTACGCAGGCGGCGTGATCGTCCGAATCGTCGGACTCGCAGCTTCGGCCGCGTCCATCATTGCCATGGCGGGAGAATCAGAAATGACACCGACCGGCATGATGATGATCCACAACGTCCAGACCGAGGCCAGCGGCGATTACCGCCAGATGGAACACACAGCAGGGACGCTGCGCGACGCCAACCACGCCATCATCTCGGCATATATCGCAAAAACCGGCAGGCCGGAGGCGGAGATCGCCGCCATGATGGACGCAGAAACATGGATCACAGCGGAGCGGGCTGTAGAGCTCGGCCTCGTCGACCGCGTGATGCAGCCGGATACCGGCCAGAAGCCACTCGCGGCGGATTTTTATTCCGGCATGCTCAGCGAAGACGCGCTCCGGCGCGCGGAAAACTTTTTAAAAGGTCAGGCCGCAGAGCCTGATTTTTTTATGCCCGAACGGGCGCAGGCAGAAGCAAAACTGAAATTTTTAAAACTCAAAGGAGAATTGAAATGACAAAGGAAATTTACAACATCCAGCGCCAGAAGCTCATGGACGACGCCCAGAAGCTGCTGGACGAAAGCAAGACCGCAGAGGCGCAGGCCAAGATGAAGGAAGTCGAGGCCCTCGACGCCAAGTTTGAGGAGGAAGCCAAGATCCAGGCGAACCTCAACGCACTTGCGGGTCAGAAAGTCGCGGCCCCGGCTGCGGCGGCACAGTCCGTCGACCTGTCCGGCACGGCAAAGACTCCGGACGTGCTCGACCGGTACGACACCGACGAGTACAAGAAAGCCTTTATGAACTACGTCCTGACCGGCAAGAAGATCCCGGCGAAGCTGACCAATGTGGACGCAAACACCAAGACCTCCGACGTCGGCAGCGTCATCCCGACCACGACCATCCAGAAGATCTACGAGAAGATGGAAGCCATCGGCATGATCCTGCCGCGCGTGACGCACACGTCCTACGCGGGCGGCGTCCAGGTCCCGACCAGCTCGGCCAAGCCGACGGCCTCCTGGGTCGCCGAGGGCGAGGGCTCTGACAAGCAGAAGACTTCGACCGGCAAGATCGTCTTTGCGTACCACAAGCTGCGCTGCGCGATCTCCATGTCGCTGGAAGTTTCCATCATGGCATACCCGATGTTCGAGGCACAGTTTGTTCGGAACGTCGCAAATGCGATGGTAAAGGCGAAGGAACAGGCCATCATCAACGGCACCGGTTCCGGCCAGCCGAAGGGAATCCTTGCGGAGACCGCCCCGACCGGCCAGAACATCGACATTGCCGCCGCGACAACTGCTCTGACCTACAAGGATCTGTGCAAGGCCGAAGCTGCGCTGCCGCAGGCATATGACGGCGCGGTCTGGTTCATGTCCAAGAAGACCTTCGAGACGCAGATCGTCGGCATGGTAGACAACAACGGCCAGCCCGTCGCGCGCGTCAACTACGGCATCAACGGCAAGCCCGTCAACTACATCCTCGGCCGCGAGGTCATCCTGACCGGCGACTACCTGCCGGCCTTTGCGGAGTCGGTCACGGCCGACACCGTCTTCGCCTTTATGTTCGATCCGGCGTACTACCTCTGGAACGAGAACATGGGCATGACGGTAAAGCGCTACACCGACGAGGACACCGACGACGAGGTCACAAAGGCCATCGAGATCGCCGACGGCGCGTGCGCCGACGTCAACAGCCTCGTCACGCTGACCAAGAAGAAAGCCTGACGGCGCGCAGCCAACAGGGAGGGATGACCATTGGCTTTGATCAACGTTGCAAAAACCGCCCTGCGGCTGACCACAAATGCCCTTGACGACGAGCTCAAAGACGAGATCGACGCCTGCCTCATGCGCCTGCACCTTGCGGGCGCAGAGGGAGCGGACGAAGATCCGCTGGTCAAGGACGCCGTCCGCGCATACGTCCGCTGGCAGCATGATTTCTGCGGACGCGGCGAGGAATGGAAGACCTGCTTCGCAGATATCCGCGACGCCATGGGACTCTCGGACGATTACCGGGCAGTCCCGGCCAGCGGCGGAACAGGAGGCGCGTGCTGTGATCTTTGATACGCAAATCACGCTGCGCCTGTTCTCCTACCCCATCGTAAACGGCCAGACGGCGGAAAAGCTCGAACGCGAAACCACCGTCTGGGCTGCCCGCAAGTCCGTAAACCGCGCCGAGTATTATCAGGCCGCGCAAGCCGGCAAGCGCACGGACGCAATTTTCCGTATGCACAGCGCGGAATACGGCGGCGAGCAGCAGCTCGTCTGCGGCTCCGACGTCTTTGACATCGTCCGCAGCTACGGGCAGGAAACAGAGGAAGTCGAGCTGACCTGCAAACGGAGGGACGGCGCATGATGATCTATGAGGCGCTATCAAGCCTGGGCGTTCCGGTCTGCCACCCGCCATACAAGGGCGCGGAGGAAACCTACATCACCTATCAGCTGCTCGGCCAGTCAGGGCAGCTCTACGCCGAGGGCGGAGAGGCCGAGACCGGCGTGCAGTACGCCGTTTCCATCTTCGCCGAGGGCTTTGCCGCCGGGCTTTTAAAGCGCGTGAAAGCCGCGCTGGAGGAAGCGGGCTACATCGCGACCATCGACATGGAAACCTACGACAAGGAAACAGGCCGCACGCAGATCGCGCTCATAGCCGAAACGGAGGGCGCGGAGTATGGCTAAGATCTCGTTTTCAGGCACGGATGAGCTCATGGCGACGCTCCAAAAGGCCAACGCATTTGACGACGAAACGCAGCAGGAGCTTTTATACGCCGCCGGGGATATCATCGTCGAGGAGCTGCAAAATGCCGTCCGGGCGAGCGGGTTCCGAACGGAAGCCTACGCCTCCAGCGTGAAATACCGCAAAACCATCAAGCGGGACAAAAACGGAGATCCGTATATCACCATCACGGCAGTTGGCAAAAACGAGCACGGAACGCGCAGAGCGACCGTGCTTTTTGTTTTGAATTACGGCCGTGCGAAGGAGTACGGGCAGATCACAGGAACTTATTTTTGGACAAAGGGCGTCAGGAACGCGCAGAAGCGCGTAAACGCGGAGCTCGAAAAGATCCTTACACAAAAGCTGAAAGAAAGGGGCCTATTGTAAATGCCTAGTTTTGACTTACGCGGCATCCGGGCGGGAAAGTATAAAAACACGTCCGGCACCGTGACCTACACTGAGCCGACCGACGTCGGCGACGCCATGAGCGCGAACCTCGAACTGAAATTCGCAGAGGGCCGTCTCTATGCGGAATCCAAGCTTGCCGAGTATATCAAGCTTGCCACCGGCGGCACGATCTCGCTGGCTGTCAAGTACATCAAAAGGGCCGCACAGGCCATGCTCTACGGCTGCACATCCGATACGAGCAAAGAAAATCTGAAATTCTCGGCCAAGGACATCGCAAACTATGTCGGCGTTGGATTTTACGCGCCGGACAAGATCGACGGCGTGACCAAGTACACCTGTGTCTGGGTGCCGAAAGCGTTGTTCGGCCCGCCTTCGCTGAGCTATCAGACCAAGGGCGAGAACATCCAGTTCAACACGCCGACCACTACCGGCGAATTCCTCGCAGACGATTCGACCGACGAGCTGCTGCTTGAAGTCGAGACCGTAGACAGCGCGACCGACGCAGTCGCGTGGATCAAGGGAAAGCTGGGTGAAACCTGATGGAGACGACCAAACTGAAAACCATTGACTATGCATTCGAGGGCCGGGTATACCGGCTCTCCTGCAACATGAACGTCCTTGCCGACGTGCAGGAAGAATACGACGGCAATCTGCTGCGCGCGCTGAATACGGTGCACGGCCTCAAAAGCACGCTGGCCTTCCTGGCCGCCATGCTGACAGACGCTGCAGACACGCAGGGCATCACCGACGAAAACGGCCTTCCGCTGCGCTTTACCAGCAAGCAGCTGGGCCGAAAGCTCACCATGCACCAGACGCTCGAGGCCGGGACGCGGATCTACCCGATGATTCAGGCTGCAGTCACGCCGCCGGAGGAAGAACTCGGTGAAAAAACGCCGGAAGACGAAAAAAACTGACACCGCCGGGGAAACCGAAGCAGCTGGGCTTTGATTTCCCCGGCTTCCTCGCAATCTGGCTCTTCCGGCTGCATCTGCCGGAGCGGGATTTCTGGAAAACCATGTCCCCGCGCCGCATAACGCTCCTGCTTGACGCGCTTGCGCCGCAAAAGCAGCCGGAGCAGCAGGAACAGCCGCAGAGCCTGTCGGCCTATCTGAACGGAGGCACCTAACATGCCGAACATCAATACAAAATTTACGCTTTCGGGCGAAAAAGAATACAAGCAGGCCATATCCGAGATCGGCAGCGGCATGAAAGTGCTGGACTCGGAAATGCGCAAGGTATCCTCTGCCTACGCGCAGAACGCGGACAGCGTAGAGGCCCTAAACGCCAAGAATGACGTCTTAGAGCGCAAGATTTCCACGCAGGCGGAGAAGATCGAGTATCTCAAGGCTGCGCTCCAGCAGTCGGCCGAGAAATACGGAGAGGCAGACAAGCGCACCATGCAGTGGCAGACCAGCCTCAACAACGCCGAGGCTGAGCTGAACAATCTCAACAACCAGTTTGACGAGAACAAGCAGAAGATCGCCGACTCCGGCAAGGAGATGGGCAACCTCGGCGACGTGGTGAACGGCCTGACCTCCAAGCTCGGGATCCAGCTGCCGGACAGCATGAAAACGTCCATGAACGGCATGCTGCAGCTCGACACTACGACAGTCGCAGTTGCGGGCGGATTTGCCGCCGTCGCTGCGGCGATCGTCAAGGCGGAAAAAGCGCTGATCTCCATGACGAAGGAAGCCGCCTCGAATGCGGACGATCTGCTGACGCTCGCCTCCGTGACCGGCACGACGACCGATTCCGTGCAGGAGCTTAACTATATGGCCGACCTCACGGACGTCTCCTTTGACCGTATCAAGGACAGCCTCAAGGAAACCACCAACAAGATGCAGGAGGCCGCGACCGGTACGGGTGACGCCTACGAGGCGTACAAGCGGCTGAAAGTTGAGATTACAAACACCGACGGCAGCCTCCGCAGCGCGCAGGATGTATTTTACGATACCATCGACGCGCTCGGCGAGATGAAAAACAAGACCGAGCGGGACGCACTGGCTATGGATCTCATGTCCGAGTCCGCACAGGAGCTGAACCCGCTGATCGAGCTCGGAAGCGAGAAGATGCAGGAGTACGCGCAGGAAGCGCACGACATGGGCTATGTCCTCGACAGGGACGCGCTCAAATCCCTGCAGGCCGTCGACGACGCCTATGCCCGCCTGCAGAACACGCAGGAGGGCGTAAAAAACCAGCTGTCCGCCGAATTCGCCCCGTACCTCGAAGAATTCTACGGCGACGTGACCACCATGGTAAAGGACGGCGGCAAGGCGCTCAAGGACTCCGGCATCGTCGACGCCTTCGGCATGCTGCTTGAGACCGTCGGCGATATCCTCAATCCCATGTCCGACCTTTCCAACAACCGCGTCCCGGCGCTGACCAAGGCATTGCAGCCACTCGCAAAGGTAATGGCGCTCATGGCCGACGCGGCGGAGCTTTTAAAAGGCGTTATCAACTTCAGCACCGGCCACATCAGCGAGGGCTGGGGACAGATGACGCACGCGCTCGGTTTCGGCTACTCCAGCGGAAACGGAAACAACTACCAAAATCTGCTCGACAGCTACACAGCGCAGCAGTGGGGGCAGAGCGCGGCAGATCTCGCCAAGGCCTACGAGGACGCAATCGCCCGCGGCGATCCGTCCACCATCGGCATCACGGAGGACGAATGGATACGCCGCTATCTGGGCGGCAACGCCGCCGGCACGGACAACTGGAGAGGCGGCTGGACGCGGGTGAACGAAAATGGCCTTGAGCGGATCTTCCTGCCGTCCGGCTCCCGCATCCAGACAGCCAGCGAAACGCGCTACACCTCCGGCGATACCTACAACACAACCGTCTACGTTGATCATGTGGACGACCTCGACACCATCCTCCGCATCGCCAAAAACGCACGCATCACAGCCAGAATGGGGGCGAAGTAAATGCCGCAGGTAACAATTTACGCGAACAAGTCCGTGTACCTGCCATATATGTATCCAAACACCAATGACCATAACAGCACGTCATTCACGCCGACAGACACAAGGGATTTGGTTCTGTTTGGATTTGCTACAGTCCCGGAATCTGTAAAATTCAAAAAAATCGACAAGATCAAACTGTTTCTCCATGGGGTTGGAGCGTGGGTCTACTCGACTTATCAGATGTTTGAGTACTGGCCAATAAGCGAAGAATTCAGTGAAGACACAGTAACATACAACAATAAACCCGAGGTAATGAGGGGGTACGGGAGAGGAGTAGAAGCAAGCAAAAATGCTGCTGCACAGTGGTACAGCGGAGAGAGACCCGCCGATGCAGGAGCAGTCAATGCGTGCAAATATGGAATCGCTGTACAAGAAATTAAACGCATAGATACATCACGCAGCGCATATAGGCCGTACATGGTAATAACCTATCTGGATAGCGATGCAACGGCAACTGTAGGAGGGTTGACACCGAAAAGCGGATATATCCCAAAAACAAAGGATAACGTTTTTTCGTGGGGTATATACCAATCCGGACTTTGCATTGAGGATATCAAAGCCGCGTCCACAACCTTCCGCTGGCGCGCCGGAACCTCCGGCACGATCAAAACCATCGCCTGCGGGACGGCCCAGAAAGTGACCGTCCCCGCCGGGACTTTTACCACAAACGAAATCCAGTGGTCTGTGTCCGTCACGCTGAACACAGGCGCGACCGTCACAAGCGACTGGATCACGCTGTCTACCGCTGAAGCTGCTCCGACGGCCAAACCGATCTCGCCCGTCGGTGTCGTCATTGACGCAACAATCGTCAACCGATTCAGCTGGCAGCACATCATTTCCACAGGCACGCCGCAGCGCAAGGCGGATCTGCAATGGTCCGTCAATGGCACGACCTGGAACACGCTTGCGACCGTCACCGGCGAAAATCAGTATTACGACGTGCCCGCGAACAAATTCACAAGCGGGACAAAATACTGGCGCGTCCGCACCTACAACACCGACAACACGCCGTCAGAATGGAGCGACAAGGCAGAGTTTATCGCCATCAACGCCCCATCCGCGCCGTCCATCGTGATCCAGTCCACCGGCCCGCGCCCGCGCATCACCTGGCAGACCACCGAGCAGGAAGCCTATCAGCTGACGCTCTCGAGCGGCTACGCCTCCGGCACGGTCTACGGCACGGAGAAAGCATGGCACTCGCCGGTCTACCTCGCCGACGGAAGCTACACCATTCGCGTGCGCGTGCAGAACAAGTACGGCATGTGGTCCGAGTGGAGCGCAGCCGCGCTCCCCGTTTCGCACACCGAGGGCGAGGTGATCACACTGTCGGCCGGCGCAAGCCATGAGGCCGCATTGACGTGGCAGACCGCAGGCAGCTATGATTTTTATCTGATCGAGCGGGACGGCGTCGCCATTGGCCGCACTGCACAAAAGCAGTACATCGACCACACAAGCATTGGCAGCGTGACCTACCGCGTCCGCGGCTGCTACGACGAAAGCGATAACTACGGCGTGTCCAATTCGGATACCGTCGAGATCCTGCCCGAGACCAACATGATCTGCGATCTGGAAACCGGTGTCTGGCTGGAAATGCGCCTGTCAGAGACGCAGCTGCGCACCAACCGCACCAGCTTCTCGGCCGGTGTCTCGACCGTCCATCTGGCGGGCCTTGCCTACCCCGTCGAGGAGCGCAGCGAGCAGCGCGACCGCGCCCTGTCCGTCGCCTGCGCCTGGCCGCACGCGCAGCGGGCCGCCGCCCTTGCGCTTGAGGCCCTTGTAGGCCGCCTCGTCTGCATCAAGGACCGCTACGGAAACATGGCCATCGGCTCGCTCCCGTCGCTCGAGAGCAACTGCGACGAGTTCATGCGCCGCTATTCCTTCACCATCTCGCACACCAACCGGGAGGAGGCGATCACCCTTGACCCGTGACGTAAGCTACCGCATCGACGTGCTCCGAAACGGCGCGCCCCTCACACAGCTCCAATGGGACACAGGCAGCCCGCCGCAGATCATGTGCACCCGCGACGCGACGATCCACGGCAGCCTTAAGGGCACGTTCCTGCTGAACGACGCAGTAGATTATCTGTCCGACGAGCTGCGGCCCGTTATGACGATCAACGGCGCGGAGACGCCGCTCGGCGTCTATCAGGCTGCTACACCGAGCACCAAGGGAGCCGCCGGACAGAAGCGCGTCGAGATCGAGGCCTACGACCGCGGCTGGCGCGTGTACAGCAACCGAACCGAGACCATCCTGCACCTTGCGGCAGGCTCGTCGTACCTTACGGAGATCCGCAAACTGCTGACAGCCTGCGGAATTGCACTCGTAATTGCAACGCCGTCAGACGCGGCCTTGCAGACAGACCGCGAGGATTGGGACATCGGCACAAGCTACCTGACGATCATCAACGCGTTGCTCGAAGAGATCAATTATAACAGCCTCTGGTTTGACGCCTCCGGCGTTGCCCGCTTGGAGCCGTATCAGGAGCCGAGCGCACAGAATATCGACTGGGCCTATGGCACGACGGAACTGTTTCTGCCGGAGCGCCATCCGGGGCCGGACTGGTCGGACGAAGAAGACCTCTTTGATGCGCCCAACGTGTTTATCTGCGTCTGCTCAAACCCGGACTTGGAGCAACCGATGGTAGCGACAGCGATCAACGACAACCCGCAGTCGCGGAAATCCACATTCCGCCGCAACATGCGCATCGCGTCGCTTGTAAAGGTAGACAATATCGCCTCGCAGGATGAACTGCAGGCCTACGCCGACCGCCTGCGAAACGAGTCACTGCTGTCCGCCCGCGCGATCACATTTTACACCCTCAACGACCCCGGCCACGGCGTCGGGGACGTGATCGCGCTTACGCATGACGAAATCGGCGGCATTTATCTCGAAACCGGCTGGCAGATGCAGCTGTCAGCCGGGAGCCTTATGACACACTCTGCAAAAAGGACGGTGATTGCATAATGGAGGGCGTTGACAGCCTGTACACCGAAACGCCAGAGGAAGAAAAGACGGCGGAAGAACCGCAGCAGCCTTTTCAGCTTGCGACCGTTGCGACGGTAGAGGAAGACGGACTGACCCTGACACTGGACGGCGCGGAAGAGCCGACCGAGAAGCACTATAAATGCAACACGGCGGTAAAATTCGCGGCGGGCCAGCGCGTGGCCGTGCTGGAGCTGTCCGGAAGCAAGGTCGTCATGTTCGCCGTCGGCGCTCCGGGCGCAGATGCAGCCAGTGGTATCCCGGCGGGCGGCAGCACCGGGCAGGTGCTGCAGAAATCGTCCGGCGAGGACTACGCACTGGAATGGGGAACCATTGCAGGCCTCCCGACCGGCGGGACAGACGGGCAGGCACTCCTCAAGGACGGTACGAAGGAATACGCCGTCAAGTGGGGCAGCCTGCCGGGGGCACTCCCGACCGGCGGAACGACCGGCCAGGTGCTGAAAAAAACATCCGCAGTCAATTACGCCTGCACATGGGGCAGCCCGGACGGCATTCTCCCAACCGGCGGAACAACCGGGCAGGTGCTGAAAAAATCGTCCGCGTCAAACTACGCCTGCACATGGGGCGACGTCAGTGGGACACTCCCGTCCGGCGGCAGTACCGGGCAAGTGCTTAAAAAGTCCAGAGGAACCGACTATGCAGTCGAGTGGGGCAGCCCTGACGGAATGCTCCCGACAGGAGGCACAGACGGCCAAGTCCTGCTGAAAAGCGGATCCAGCAACTACTCTGCAAAATGGGGCACGGTATCGCCGACCGTCGCCGCGCTGACAAGCGGCTCGTACAAGCTTACGCTGTCGAGCAGGACGCTCACCCCGTCCGCGGCAGGGTTTGAAATCGGGACATCAAGCTATCCTGTGACAGTCAGAGGGGATGAGATCGTGCTGTATTACAATTCATACCGATACTGCACACTCGCATGCAATTCATCGGGGAAATTAACGGTAAACGGCACAGCAATCAATTAGGAGGACGCCATGAAATTATATGATATTGCACTTGCATCCAAGCCGCTGCAAAAACTCATCGGGCAGGATCTTCCACTCCGGCAGGCCTACGCGCTCGCCATTCTGGCGACAAAACTGAATCCGACGCTTGAATTTTACGGGAACCAGCTCATGAGCGGGAGGCCGCAGGCGGAGATAAACGAGCTGGAAGCGGAACTGCCGGAATTCAAGCGGATCAAGCTGCCGCTTGACCTTGATCTCCGGCTTTCCGCCGGAGATATCAAGTGTTTGGAGCCGTTTGTGGAATTTGAAGGAGTTGAAGAAGCATGATCCAGATCCACATCACCAAAGCCTGCGCGCATCTATGCTCGCCGCCGGAGCTTCTGACGGCGGGCATGGCGAAGGCCGTCAGCGTCGAATTCGCGTTTTCATCCGACTGGGACGGCCTGACGAAGACCGCCGTCTTTACAAACGGCAGGGCCACCATCGACGTACTCCCGGCGAAATGGGATGGCGATACCGTGACCGTCCCGCCCGAGATTCTCGCCGTGGCGGGGCGCTATGCCCGCGTCGGCGTGTACGGCACGAACGCCTCCGGCGTCGTGCTGCCGACCGTCTGGGTATCGCTCGGCAAGGTGCAGCCTGCGGTGGAGCCGTCCGGCGATCCTTCGGCGGATCCCACGCTCCCCGTCTGGGCGCAGCTGCAGGAGCAGATCGGCGACCTGAACGACCTCAAGACCTACAGCAAGGACAACCTCGTCGCCGCCATCAACGAAGCCCGGCAGTCCGGCGGCGGAGGCGGGGGCGGGGGGATATCATCCGCGCAGATCGACGAGATCCGCGTGCTCACAAAATCCGCATATGACGCGCTGGCCGTAAAGGACGCGCGGACACTGTATCTGGTGGAGGGCTGAAATGCTGGCAGTAGGACTCAAACGCATTCTGGAACTGTTCATCGGCTCCATGGGCATCAAGTCCGCCCATTTGGGCGGGGAAACCATCTATGAAAGGCCGGGCGGCTTTTTGTACATTGAACTCAAAAGTGAAGAAAGGGGTTAAATCCGAATGGCAAGCTTTTTTAATTTAACACTCGATACGCTGGCACCTGCCGGTCTATCGATCATCCTGAATGACGGCGCACAGTACGCGACCAGCGCCAACGTCACCGCGAAGATCTCCGTCTCCGATGAAGTAACGACGGGCTATCAGATGAAGATATGGGGCACGAAGACGGCGGAGACGGAAGAGGCTGCGTCGTGGGAGACGTTCGCGGCAGAAAAGGCCATTACGCTTCCCGACGGCGACGGCCTCAAGACGATCTATTGCAAGGCCCGCGACGACGTAGGCAATGAATCTGCGGCGGTCAGCGACACCATCACGCTCAATTCCACGATTCCCGCCGTGACCATCACTGGCCCCGACAAGAGCCGCATTTCCAAGGTCACGGGCTACGACGCAGCGGCGTTCTCCTTCGTCTGCGATGTGGACTTCGAGGAATACACCGTTCGTGTCGTCCCGGCGACGAGCAGCCTGCACACGGCGGGCACGCAGATCCCGGCGACGGGCGGCTCCACGAACGTCAGCGGCACGGCAGGCGGATACAAGAAGAACACCGCTATCAACGTCACCGTCAAGGGCGCAGACCTCGAATCGGCGTCTTCCGGCGACGGCGTGAAGATCGTGAAGGTCTTCGTCAAGAACGCCGCCGGGACGTGGAGCGCAGCCTAATGGCCGCGCCGGAGTTGACCTTCTCCATCACCGGAAACAAGATATCGGCAGTCTCGGGATTCGACTCGATCACCGTCACATTCTCGTCGGACATCGCCTATACAGCTTTTGAGTGCCGCGCGACGAAGTCCGGCGAGGATTGGGGCCGCGGGAAGGGCGCTTTGATCGCGTCCTTCTCACAGACCCCGGCGGGCACGCAGCGCACATTTGAGGTATACGACGATTTCCTGCTTTTCGGAGACGGAGAATACAGAATTTCGCTGTTCGCGCAGGGCGCGGACGGCAGCTGGAATGACAATTATGGATTTATCCCGCTTGGTCAGCCGCAGCCGCTGAAAACGGCAGACGGCGAGGATTTTCTATGCATGAAGGAGTGATCACATGGCGTACAACAGCCAGTATACCGGCGCGCAGATCGACGAGGCCATCGGCGACGTGCGCGAAAACAAAGCCGAATGGAGCGGCAAGCAGGACGTCATCCTCGCCTCCGGAGCGGCCGTCGGGGACCTGATCAAGGTTGAGGCGGTGGACGCCAGCGGGAAGCCGACAGCCTGGGCCGTGGCCGTCGCAGGCACGGACTATATGGCTCCGATACCAGTAACCGCCTCTGACAACGGCAAATTTCTGCGGGTGGCCAACGGTGCGTGGGCGGCTGTAGAGATCGCAAACGCGAATGGAGGGAGCTTCTGATGGCGGAATATTTGACAAACACAACCGACCTGACAAAGGTTGCATCAGCTATCCGGGAGAAGGGCGGCACATCTGACCCACTGGTCTACCCGGACGGATTTGTGACAGCGATTCAGGCCATTCAGGCCGGAGGCTCCGCCCCCGGCACACCCGGAGACATTACATTCTACGACTACGACGGCACGATTGTCACGTCTTGGACGCTGTCAGAACTGGCAACAAAGACAGCGCTACCAGATTATCCATCGCATAACGGGCTTATCTGTCAGGGCTGGAACTGGTCGCTTGTTGACCTCAAGACCACAAATCGCAAAATGAATGTCGGCGCTATGTACATCACAGATGACGGCAAGACTCGTATCTATATCCGTCTGGAAGAAGGGCGCACATCTCCTATGCTTGGTTGCTGCCCAAATGGCACCGTGACAGTAGACTGGGGAGACGGGACAACGCCCGACACGCTGACCGGGACAAGCGCAACGACGGTTAAATGGACACTGACTCATAACTATGCGGCACCCGGAGACTATATTATCACGTTGACGGTTAACGGCACGGTTGGCTTCTACAGCTCAACGAGTTCAAACCAGTATTCCGGATTGCTTAGATACAGCTCTGGCGCAGACGGAAGGAACCTCGTGTATCAAAACTCAATTAAAAGAATTGAGATCGGAGACGGTGTAACAAGCATTGAAAGCTATGCGTTCTATGGCTGCTTCGCTCTTGCATCCATCACGATACCGGACGGTGTAACAAGCATTGAAGACGGTGCATTCTATGACTGCTTCGCTCTTGCATCCATCACGATACCGGATAGTGTAACAAGCATTGAAAGCTATGCATTCTATGACTGCTCCACTCTTGCGTCCATCACGATACCGGACAGTGTAACAAGCATTAGAAACTATGTGTTCTATGACTGCTCCGCTCTTGCGTCCATCACGATACCGGACAGTGTAACAAGCA